AGTTGGAACTAATCGTAGATTGTTAGCTCTTAATCAAAATGTTCCTAGTGCAGGAATTACTGCTGGGGCAAAGATTATTAATCCTAGTGCTTCTAGTATTAAGCCTATGAATTTATCTTCTAATAATGGAAATAAAGGATTTAATCTATTTAAAGGAATAGATAAAGGAGAAGCTATTAGTTCAGGAATTGGAGCTGCTGGAACTTTAATTAGTGGATTACTTAATAAAGGTAGTATAGATAAAACTTCTGCTCCACAAGTTCCTACTCCTCAATTAATTGCTCCTGCTAAACTTAAAACTAGCATTAATATAAATCCTCAACTATCAGATGTTAGAGAATCCGAACTTAGTCAAAATAGATTAGTTGAAGGAAATACTGCTAGTTCAGTAGCTAGTGTTGCTAGACAACAAAGAATATCTAATAATGCTTTAAGTCAAAGAAGTAGATTAAGAGGTGAGAAAGAAAATCTTGAAACTCAATTGCAAAATCAAGATGCGATGAATCGTCAACAAGTAGCTTCTGCAAATGCTCAACAAGTAAATGAAGCTAATAGATTTAATGCTATTTCTAAAGTTCAAACTGCTAATGATAAAATTCAAGCTAACGCTAATAATCGTACTAATATAATCGAAGGACTTACTAGTGGAGTTAGAGATTATCAATTAGGTGTAGATAAGAGACGTTCAGAAGAAAATGCTATTGCTGCTATGATAAGTGCTAATCCTGAACAAATGGAATTGTTCTTAAAACTAATGGAAAAGAATAAAGGTAGACTAGGTAATATACGAAGTACTTTATTCAGATGTGGTGGTAAGAAAAAGATTGCTTAATTATAAATACTATAACTATGCCGATAGATATTAAAACAGCAGGTTATCAAAAGAGGGAGCGGGTTGCCGCTCCTTTAGATGTTTACAATAGTACGTTAAATACTCTTCAACAGAAGCATGATACTGCTATTGAAACTAGTAATCAGATTAAAACATTTCTTGCTAATAAGCAATTAAATGAAGCTGAAAACGAATGGCTCGATAACTATTCGAGAAATATTAATGCTCAAATAGAAGCTAGTGCACAAGACGGAAGTTATGCCACTGCTTTAACTGCTGCTAAAAGATTAGCAGGAGAAGTAGCTAGTAATCCCGGTCTTATTGGTCGTGAGCGTTATCAACAAGAATTTAAGAAGTTCCAAGACGAAGTTACTAATAGCAATGATTATGATGGAGATGTTAAGGCTTATACATTGGAACAGAACAAATATAATTATCAAGACCAAACAGATGAAACAGGTAGAGTAATAGGCGGTAATCAATTCAAACCTAATTATCGTCCTGTTGAACAAATAGATTATAATACTTTATATCAGAAAGTATTGTCTACTGTTGGTGTTGATTCTAGTTCTGGCGAACAACTAGTATGGGGAGATGCAGAAGGTAATCTTAAAGATGGTCAAGGTAATATTGTTGCTGGTGATGTTCCTTATCTTAAAACAGCTAGTGGTATTCAACAACTATCAGCAGATAAGATTCGTGCTGCATTTGAATCTGCTTTAAATGAAACTCCGGGTGCTCGTGCTTCTCTAGAACAAGACTATAAAGTAAATGTTTGGAAAGCTAATAAAGGTAATAAGAATAATCTTGTTACTAAGCCTGACGGAACTATTATGTCACAGAGAGAATTTGAAGAGAACCTATTTGCTCCTAGATATGCTGCTTCTGCTTATCGTAGAGTTGAAAGTAGAATTAATCCTGAATTAGGATTTAATCTATTAGCTGCTGCTCGTAAAAATTCTGCTAAACCTAAGACTGGTAAAGAACCTGATTTACTTCCTTCTTTAGCTACTATTGGTGGTAAAGAAAAAGTAGAACCTGATACTCCTGCTAAAGTACAATCTCAATTAAATACTCTTAATGGTCAATTATCTAATATGTTTTCTTCTTATGGAATATCTAAATCTCTTCCTTTAGATGAGGCATATAGTAAACTACGTTCAGGTATTGCTAATAATGTTACTTTATCCGATGCTGCTAAGAAACAATTATTAGATGAAGCTAATACTTATTATAGAGGAATAGCTAATGCTAATAATCGTTTAGATGCAATGAAAGGACATCTTACACAAGAAGAACAATATGCTTCGGAGTTCTTAGGTAAGAGATTGAGTAACGGAGATATGGCTGATACTAATAATCCTATGCAACTAGAATATGCTAATAGAATGAATAAGTTATTTACTGATTCTAAAGGCAATAGTTTCGATACAGTTCTAGTTAATCCTATTAACGATAGTAGTAAAGCCGTCATTATATCTAAACTTAGAACAGATATGGGACTGACTAGTAAAGATGTGTCATTTAGTAAAATAGGAGATAAAGAATATATTCGTATTAGTAAAGACGCTTATACTCGTTTAGCTCCTGAAATAGCAGATGTTCTTAAACTTAGTCCCGTAGGATTTACTACTGGTAATAATGCTCCTGAAAAATTTATTAGAAACGATGAAGTTTTCTATGGAAATAAAGTATATGGTAGTTTAACTACTATGGGTATTGCAGGTTTTAGAGCAATAGGACGAGGTGAAATAACTACTGCTAAGAGTACTAAAGATTCTCCTGCTTACGTATATGAAAAAGCTGCACAAATGTCTAATGCTGCAACTAAACGTATATCTAAATCATTACCACCTAGTTATGTTGATGTTAATGTATTTGATTTACCTCCTCATATAGTTGCTACTGGTCAAGGATTTGAAGATGACCAATTAAAGAACTACAATGAAAGAGTAATGAATATGATTAGTATTGCTAATCCCGGAAGTATTGTTATTAAGAAACGTAATGAAGAAGGAGTTCTTGAACCTGTTGAAGATAGTAGAGAACGTGATGCTATTATGCAAACTATTCAAGCACAAGTTAAAAAGAAAAACATTAATAATGGCTGGTGCTCATCATCTTCTACTGGTGAATATGGAGTATTCTTAAATATTCCTTATACTCCTAAGACTGGAAAGAATAGTGCTAAGAATCCTGATTCTGAAATGGAAGAGAGAATACAAAATGCAGTAGCTGGAGATTATATGATTACAGGTGCTATCATTAATGATGAAATAGAAAGATTCAAATCTCTACCTGCTGTTAAAGCAATGGATACTCTTAATTCTATTAAATATAATAACGCACTTAAAAGAAATTATCGTTTATCTGATGCTGAATTTGGAGATGGAACATATTCTGCTGTTACTGATGGTGGTAGTTTTTATCAGATATTAGACGCTAATGATGAACCAGTAATTAAGATTACAGAAGGTGAGTTATTTCAACGTATGTTTCAGAATAATCAAGCTAATGCTATTCTTGCTCCTGTTAAAGAGGATATAAATCTTATTAGTGCAAGAAATGGTTCTATTGCAAATTCCCCCATAGAGGAGAAGCAAGTTATTGCTCGTCCTCTCATGCAGAAGGCTATGATTATGGCAGGTGCTACTGGTAATCTTAAAGAACTAGATATTGATACTAAGAGACAAGTATTCCAGTTCTTTAATAGAATGTATTCAGGACTTACTGGTGAATCTCCTAGTCAAGTGATACTTAATCAAATGAATGATTTAATGAAATAAGTTATGCCAAACATATTTGATGATATATCAGTAGAAAAAGCTCCACTAGATAGTGGGGCTAATTCTGTTAATATGGCTAAAGAAGCTCCTACTGTTACTAAATACAAACCTGATGTAGCTGCACAAGGCGACTTCATGTTTCGTAATCTTAGTGGTAAAGAAGTCTTTACTGGAACAGAGGAAGATTATCATTCTTTAGCTAAGTATGGTGCTGAACCTAATCGTTATCAAAGTAGAGAAGAATTAGAAACTCTTCGTGCTAAGAACCAATCAGCTTGGAAACAAGCAGGTAATGCTTTAGGTCAAACTATTGGAACAGTTATAGGAGATACTGTTGGTGGTATGGGTATGTTAGTAGATTTAGCTACTGCTGGATTATGGGACGATAAACCATTTAGTAATCCTATTACTAGAGCAGGTGATACTATATCTGACTATGTTCGTGATGATTTATTTCCTATATATCGTGAGAATCCTGATAAAGCATTTGATATGAATGATTTTTCAGGTTGGTTCTTTAGTCAAGTTCCAAGTATTGCTAGTTCTCTATCTTTAATGATTCCTGGTACTTTATTAACTAAAGGAGTTGGAGCTGTTGGTAAAGGTGTTGCAGCATTAGGACGTAATAGTTCTAAAGTAAGTCGTGCAATGAATTGGGCTAAGAAAGCTACTAAATTAGATAATGTGTATCGTGCTAATAAGTTAAAACTTATCGCTAAAGATGGTATTACTGCTATTGGTATGCGTCTTGGTGAGAATTATCAAGAAGCTCGTGGAGTTGCGGAACAAATAGAAGGAGAAGCATTGTCGTTATTTACAGGAATGTCTGATGAAGAATTTCAAACTTGGTTAGATAATAATCCTGATGTTGCTAATGAAGCTAAAGAAAGAACTAAAGAAGAAGCTGCTCTTATAGTCGCAGATAAAGCAGCTATGCGAAACTTTGGATATAATGCAGGTAATGTATTCTTTGACTATATGCAGTTACGTGCAGTTAATAAAGCATTAGGTCAAGTTAATCGTGCTATTACTCCTCGTATTAGTTATTCACAAAACCAAGCTCTCGATAGAATAGCTTCTACTGGTGTTGAATCTGTTAGTCAAACTTTAGGTCAAGCAGCAAAAGGTACTATTAAAGATTTTGCAGGTAAAATAAATCGCTTTATTAATTCTAGTGAGAATCTATTGTTATCTGAATTATCCGAAGGTATTGAAGAAGCTGTTAACTATATAGGTCAAGAAGAAGGTACTTTATATGGTCGTTATCTATTAGGTCAGGCTGAACAATACAATGGTGCTGTATCTATGGATAGAATAGAGAAGTACTTACAGAATCCTCAACTATATAACGCTGCATTATGGGGAGTTATTGGAGGTATTACTTTCGGTGGTACTATGTCAGCTATTAATAATCGTAAAGGTGGTAATGTAGAAGAGAAACAACGTATTGCTGAAATCAATGGTCGTGAGCAAGTATTCAATGAATATGCTCGTCAGATGAAGATTATCGAAAATGGTGAAAATCCATTTCAGATAGAACGTGATACTAAAGGTAATCCTATTACTTATCTTGATGATGGAACTATTAGTCAAGACCCAACAATAGGTACTACTCGTTATAGTAAGGTTAGTCCCGAAGAACAAGAAGATTTACGTGCTGCTGCTAAAGAAAAGTTTACTACTACTCTTACTTTAAATGCTATTCGTTCCGGTAACTATGAGTTACTCGAAGATTATATTGAAGACCCTAGACTAAAGAAAAAGTTAGTAGATGCAGGTCTTGCTGATGAAGCTGAATATGATAGAGATACTCAATCTATAAAAAAGACTATGCGTACTGTTCTTGATAGATACATTAACTATTCTAGTGCATTACGTAGTGCTAATATAGATGATGCTCTATTAGACGTTGCTATATCAGAGAATATAGTTAATGCACAAGAAGCTGACTTACTAAATAAACGAGTAGAAAGACTTAATACTATTCAATCTCAATTAGAGAATACTATCCCTGCTATTAATGAGATTCTTGACCCAATGGCTAAGAATCGTATGCAGTTAGGTATATTAGAACAGTATCGTCGTGAAGTAATGTCTACTTATAATAGTCTAAAGAATAGTAATAATCCTTTGGATAAAGCACAAGCTAGTCAATACTTAGATATATCTAGGATAATAGAATCTAAAGTTAATGACTTACGTAGAGGTTTAAATCCTATGGAAAGTTTATTCTTAGATAATGTTCGTAGTATAGAAAATATAGCTCTTGGAATAAAAGGTAGTCAAGAACAGAATGACCTTATTAAGAAACAGATAGAAAAACTAGATGAAAATGATGTAGCTCTATTTAAACAAGCAGGTAAAGACTTTAGTCTAGATACTCTATCTAAACAAGTTCGTGCTATTAATTCAGAGTACATGGATAATATGGGACAGATACTTCTCGATGAAATTCGTAGAGATAACTATCGTTCTAATATTATTACTACTAATGAACAAGCTAAAGAGTTTGAAGATGCTCGTAAGAAAGAGTTCGAAGAAGCGGCTAAGAAGTTAGTTAAGTCTGCAAAGAAGAATCTTAATGATTTCGTTAACGTTGCTACCGAAGAAGAACTTGCTAAGTTAGATAAAGCGTTAGATAATGCTTTTACAGAAGAGGAATCTCAAGATACTAGTAATAAGAGTTTATCGAATGCTGTTAGTATTTTATCTAATTCAGAGAATGGTAAGAAAGATATAGCATCTTTAAGAGAAGCTATTACTAAGAGAAGAAATAGTCTTGCTGCACAAAGTCAGGCACAGCAACAGAATGGGAATAATCAGCGACAAGGCTCCTCTATGGGGGAAGCGAGGAGCGAAGCGACGAGGCAAGAAGAACCAGAGGTTAAACCTACTCCAAAACCTAAACCAAAGACTGCTAAAGAGAAGAAGCTAAAAGAGACATTAGATAAAGTAGTATCTAAAGCTAGTTCAGGTGTTGTAAATAAAGCTAATATTAATAACTTAGAATTCACAATAGTAAAGCCTTTTGCTAGTTTAGGAGATGTTAGTAGAAAACCAGTTAAAGTAAGTGCAATAGACGTACGTGTTAGTAAATTTGGCAATGTTAGTATTGATGGAATGGATGCTAAAGGTAATATTATTGCTGATGTTACTATCGATGAACTAAATGCCGCTATTGCTATCGGAGATGTTACTTACGTAGATACTAGTAAATCTGATGAATCTGCTCCTGCTGATACTAACATTCTTGAATCATCTATATCTGATAATGACTTAGAAGGTCAACGCCAACGTATAGAAGAGATAAATTTAATTATAGATTTATATAATCAAATACAAGGTAATCAGATAGAAGGTAAGACATTTACTAGTCTTAATGATATGATGGTTTATTTACAACAGTTGAATCCTAAAGCTGTTAATTTGTATAATGATATTAAGATTCTAGCTAATCGTCAAATAGTAGACGGTAAGATAGTTAATGTTGATGAAGAGATTAAAACTCCTTCTGATATTATACAAGAAGCAAGTAAGACTTTAGATAAAGCTGTTACAGAGAATAGACAGAATACTAAAGATAATGGTTACTTCTTTAATCTAGTTAATCTAAATGATAGTAAGGTTTACTCTTGTATTGGTCAGTTAAGGACTAATGATACAGTAAGCGTAGAACTAGATGAAAACGGTAATCTTATTGTTAAGTCTCGTGGAATTAAAATAGGTGAGTTTCCTAAGATTGGTTATAATAATGGTAATGTTGAAGTTATGAATCAAGGTTGGAGATATACTGTTAGAAACAATAGCATAGATTTCATAACTCAACTTCAATCTATTATTGCTAGTGAAGAGCCTAGTGCTAAAGAATTTGTACAACTTCTTAATAATATACGTCGACTATATCGTGTTCGTAATAATCCCGAAGTTGAGGGAACATTCGGACATCAACTTAATGCTTTACAAGAGAATGAACATTGGAAGAACTTAACTAGTTTGTTTGGCGATACTCAAACTAATCTATTAGATAGGATTAAACATCTTAATAATATTATATTCTTTAATAATGCTCTTAATGTTAATCAGTCTAACTTTAGTACCATTGTTAATGAATCATTAACTAATTGGATGAATAAACTCAAGAAGTCTTATACTGACATTAATAACTTAAAGTCCTCTATTAGTAATACTAAGTCTAAGAAGAAACGTTTAGTTGTAGGACGTACAAGTTCAGGTAGTGTTATTTATGCTAGAGATAAACAAGGTAATCCTATATATCGTAAGTTTGGAGACGTAGCTACTAGCGAAGCTACTGACGGTTATCGTCTAGTAGTAGGAGTTGACGGAGGAGTTGCTGATATTAAATCTAATAGTATTATTGCTGCTAGTCGTATTCCTAGAGGAGTAGTTGGTATGACTATTAAAGATTCAGAAGGCAGACTTATTGCAGTTACTAGTCGTGAGAATACTATGAGTAATAGTGAAACAGAAGCTACTGAATATACTAAGAGGTTTAATGAAGGATTAGATAAATTATTCCATTCATTAGTAGATGCTACTCTACAAGGTAATACTGACTTACATCAACAACTATTAGATGAAATATCTAAGTATGTAGGTAAGCAAAAAGCCCTTTATGGTTATGAAGTTGTAGGTCGTGCATTTCGTCCTCTTAATAAGATTGGAGCTACTATTTACTTTAATGTTGCTGATAGAAATGTAGCATTTGCTATACCTGGTGAAACTAAACCTAGAAGGCTTATGGCTCGTATGCCTAATGGTTTTGTTCCTACTAATAATCATGGTAACTTTAGTACTATGATGGAAGGAGTATATGCTACGCTTACCCGTAATGTTATTAATTCAGCTATTCGTGGTGAATCTAATTTGTTTAGAATGGTAGATGGTAAACTACAAGCTAAGATACCTAATATACTTCAAGATGAATGGATGGACACAGGTTATAGTAGTTATGAAGAATTTGTAGCTAAAGACGGAGTACTAGTTACTGACTTAGGTAATGTTACTGATAGTAAAGGTAATATCATTAGTAACTTTAATTATGTAGGAGATGTATATAATCGTAATATCACTCTTATGAATCCTAGTCGCAATGCTAGTCGTACTGACGCGGCTAACGCCGCTACTTCCCCCATAAAGGAGCAACAAACTGTGTCTCCCGTAGTTGTACCTGACCCACTTGCTAGTCAAGACAGTACTCTTCAAGTAGGTACTCTTATGGAAGTTGCACAAGCTAATACTGATAATCCTAATCTACTATCTGTTATATCCGCATTAGAAAGTGCTGGTATTAAACTTAATCCTGATATTGAAATAGTAGGCGACGAAGGTAGATTTGCAGGAATAGTAGCTGGTGGTAATACTATTACTCTTAGTAATCGTTTTAATAGTCTTGCTCCTGAACGTAGAGTTCTTACTCTTATACATGAAGGTGTACATTATCTACTTAATGATGAACGTGCTAATATAGAACAATCATTCGGAGACTTATATGATAAGTTTGCTAACTTTATTAATCAAGATTCTCGTCTAGTAGATGAGTATGGAGATTTCTTAAATAGTAGTAAACCTAGAGCTGTTGCTATTGAAGAGTTTGTAGTCGAAGCTATTACTAATCGTACATTTGCTAGATTACTAGCTAGAATTAAGTATGATTCTAATCCTACTACTGAATCAAATAACCTGTTTACTAAAATAGTAGATGCTTTAGTAGAATTAATAGGTAAGATAGGACAAATAGATAATACATTACTTGGAGAAGTTCGTAATCGTTTATCTACTATTGGATTAGAAACATCTGATACAGCTAGTACTACAAGTACTGTTCACGATGATGTATTTGATAGAGCAGAAGAAGATACAGGAACTCCTACTGATGATGTTTTTGATATTCCTGATATAGACCTAGAGTTAGATAGTGCTATAAGTGATAACTACCGACAAGTCGATAACTTCGATAGTTTAGTGGAAGGTTTGAATAACCGTCAGAAGGCTATTGTGAGCCATTTGTTTGACACTGGTGAGCTTAGTTTTGTATGTAGCTAACTAAGATAAACCTAGAGACGAAAGTCCCGTAGAAAGCCTAAGAATGAGCCATTCTAAAGCCGCCTAAGGGACTTTTCTGTTTTTCCTATCTTACTATCGAGACGCTATATAAAATGCGAATTTCGGCAGAATTTTGCGGTCTACGGGCGTCCGTCAGCCTTCGGAACGTATGGTTTCGGACTATTCGATAAATATATTTGATAGTGTTGATAATAATGCTATCTTTGATACTGTTAGTAATTATTTAATTAA